TAGCTAATGCACCATTGACTGTTAGTTTTTCAGTAGGGCTACTCGTACCAATTCCAACGTTGCCTGAAGAATCAATAGTCATCCTTTCAGTATTAGCTGTTTTGAATTGAATGACACCATTATCAGCTAAAACAATTTCTGAATCAGGAGTATCGTCTGTATCAGCTAAAACTAAACGACCATTACCTGAACCATCGTTGTAAATATTAAATTCTCTTGTGTCACCACTTTCTGTTAATTTTATATGTGGAGAAGCATTTGTTCCTGTTTTTGTAATAGTGGTAGCACCATCAACAGTCAAACCATCAAAAGTTGGAGTTCCTGCAACATCTAAACCTGTAAGTGTACCAAGACTTGTAATATTAGGTTGAGCTGCTGTAGCTAGTGTACCTGTTATAGATGTATTAGCTGTAAGGGTTGTAAATGTACCTGCTGCTGGAGTTGTGCCACCAATGACAGAGCTATCTATTACTGCTCCGTCTAAGTTCATGGCTACTGAAGTACCAGTAGAACTAAACAATGCGTCAACTGAATCTAAATTATTATTGAGTTTTGTACCCCAAGTATCAGTTGATGCCCCTACCTCTGGTTTTGTAAGGTTTAAATTAGTTGTAAATGTATCTGCCATAAAATATCCTCTATGCTGCGTCAGTCCAGGTTGTTGTTGTTACGGACTGATCTGTCCAAGTTGTTGTAGCTGGTGTTTGATCTGTATAAGAGGTAGTTGCTACAATCTCTTCCTCCCATTTTAGACCTCCTTCAGCAGAAAATCCACTTGTTTGTGCAAATGTTCCTGCTCCTCTATCTATCTGTCTGCCTACGGCAACTACAGATCCTACCGCCGCAATAGTAGATTGACCTGTAAAAGTAAACCTACCCTCTGCTGTCATGTTTGAAACTACAGGTCCAATACTTGCACCAAGATCAATTTGATGGCCTGTAGCTGTCATGCTAGATGACGCTGCTATGACTGATGCACCTAAATCTATCTGAACTCCAGATGCAGTCATACCTGATGATGCAGCTATAGTTGCTACGCCGTCATGTATAAGTGTGCTGTCTGCTGTAAATCCTGAAGATGCTGCTATAGTAGAAGCACCCGTAATTACAAATCTACCTGTTGCTGTAACTGCTGATGTGCCAGCTATTGTTGATGCGCCTGTAATAACAAAACGGCCAGTCGCAGTAAAACCTGATGATCCAGCCGCAGTTGCCTGCGCAAATTGGTAAGATGGTGTACCCCAATGACTCCTGCCGTATTTACTAAAGCCGTAGCCTACTGAGGCCATTGTATTAAGCTAATGTAATATCTAAGTCGCCAGCATCAAATCTAAACACATCACCACTACTTACTGTTTTGTTTGCAGTAAGAGCAGCATAAGCAAGTAAATTACCGCTTGATGATGCGTCAAAAATACCAACTGCAACTACTGTTCCATAGTCAGCTGTAGCTGTTGGATATTCAACTGCTGCTGCGTTTGTTGCGGTTGTTGGGTTTGTGCCAGAAACATTAAATGTAGCTGTTTGCCTTGCGTATGCGCCACCGCTTACTTCTGTTCCACCACCAGTATCAGTTGGTGCTACAGTAAACAAAGCAACATGTAAAGTTGATGGTGCTGTGAAAGCATTTCCACCAAATACATGGTCTAAAACTTTATCTTCTAAATAATCGCTAAATCCAGACATTTATATTCTCCTAATTGTTCTTCATATAATATATGTTTTTACCAGCTTTGCCATAAGTTTTTCTTCTTTGCATAAGAGATCCTTTGCCAAACTCTGCTTTTTCTTGTTGTAATCTTATTTCTTCTAAGGCTTTTTCAAACTGTGTTGTAAATAAAGGTATTCTTTCATCCTCCATTAAAAATACAGACGCGTGCTTCAAAGCACCATACAAATATGCGTCTGGATGATTTAGTGAAACAAAGTTTGTTGTGTTGCTATCACTCAAAGAATCTATTTTGCCATAGTATGTCAGTTGTAAAGTGTAGCTTGTATCTGGTGTTGGTGCTAATTCTAAACTTTTGTCAACTATTGCATAATAAATAGGTTGTCCTGTTGAATTATCATTTGATTTTCTATATACATCTAGTGATTCTATTGATTGTTGAAATAATGGTCTGAAATCATTTGATGTTATTTCTATGTTTATTGCCTCTAACCAATCAGTTGGTAAAGTTAGATATTGCGAATCAGCCGTTGCTGTCGCTCTTTTGACCATATCTTTTGTTCTTAATCTTCTATTCAGTTCGCCTTCAGTTGCGTCAATAAAAAAATCTAATTGATCTGTAAGGTCTGATCTATTTAAAAAACTAGCTATGTTTGTTTTTAACTCTGCGTATGTCATATTCTACCTTTCCAAGTTCTGAATGGTTTATTGTCAGGATCATTTAACCATTTTTTCAATGCTTTTTTATCATTGATTGATCCGTCCCTAACCATCTGTTGATATATTACCATAGGAATCTCTGCAACATGACGAAATTCTTTGCCTGGTTTGTACTCAGACAAATTTTTTACATAGTCTAGGGTGGGTTGTATGTTTTGTTTGGTATGACAAATCATCTTATCTTCTTCAGTAGCAAAGATGTTTTCACTATTCCTAGAATAATCTAATACAGTTTTATTTGCCATAATAAAGTGTGGGGGCATACACCCCCACATTACTAGCTATTAACCAGCGTCAGTTGATGAAACTTTAACATCAGCAATAATACCATGTGCTGCTTCATTCTTCATTTCAAGTCCGTATTCTACGACTATCATTTTAGTTTGAGCGTCACCGATTGTGCTTATGTCAATGGTTTCAAAATTTCTGAGGTATGCTACACCAGCAAATTCTGGATCTAACAGATGAACTGCTTGTTCTCTACTTCTGTTTGATGGCACAACTTGTAGTTCGCCAAAATCACCTGAGTAGATAGATACAGATGCTTCGATAGTGTTTGCATCCACAAACTGTCTAGCTTGTGATCTGCCTGTGAAACCAGAAATAACAGATTTGTTATATGGTCCGCACATTAAGATTGATGGTTCAGCGCCACTTGCAAAACATTGTTGCTGAACATCTTTAAGCATATCTTCAGTCAAGTCTCTTCTAGTACCATTAGTTCTAGCAGCAGAAGCAGATCCGTTTGCGCCGTCAGATGCTTTGTTCACATTGGTTTGATACCAAGTTTCTAAAGATCTTGTTTGACGCGCAGCTGAAGCTGTACCTGTTACTTTAGCAATATTCTGTGTAAGGGCTTCTTCCATATCTCTTTTGAGGGCTTTTGCCATCAAAGCTAATTGGTGTGCCATTTCAGAATTTTTGCCAGCAGCATCAGATGCTTCTTGCGATCCTGTTACTGTTGCATCTCTGGAAGAGATCATACATACATTAGATTCTCTGACAGTAGCAGTAGAAGCTGTTCTACTTAACTCAAAACCCTCTAACTGACCAGTTGAGGATGGAGTTGGTAGGCTTTCTGTTTGCCAGTCAAAGACCACATTACTTACATTACTAGTACCGACACTTGATAAAAAAGGTGTTTGCATTGGTGATATGTTATAAATTATATCACTTAGCTGTTCTCTATCGGCGGTAGCAGTATATGTATCAAAAGCGTTAGTTACTTTTGCCATTTTTTTACTCCTTAAAAATTATATTATTTTTTCAAATACTTTAGCCGCATCTGTAATTTTTCCAGACTTAGCCAACTTTTGTTTTGCTTTAGTCACAGGAGTTGCCGTTTTTGGTCGGTTTGTCGTACCAGGCCGTGCCACCTTTCTTGCTGGTGCTTTTTGTGTTGGTTTTTTCTTTGTGGCTGCAACTGTTTTAGAGTTTAGCCAAGCATTTCTCAAACCAAGTAAAGCACGATAATCATAAACCTGTTGTATCTCTTGCGGTGTATATTCCAACACTTTAATAGCATACTCGCTAATAGCAGCTTTTTCTTTGGCAGCAACCTCTGGGTTTTGCCATTCTGGGATAAGTTCCATGAGTCTTTGATTGCCGTATTCAACTTGTTGTTTTATAAGTTGTTGCTGTTTTTGAAATTCCTCTTGTTTGATTCTTTCCTGTTCAGCACTTACTGCGTTCAATTTTTCTTTTTTTTCATCCCAAAGTTGCTTTTCGCGAACATAACCAACAGGATCATCTTTATAAAGTGTGTCCCAGTCTGGCTCGTTTGCCATTTCGCCCTTTAATTGGGCTTCCATCTTCGGTAACAACTGCGAATAAATCGCATCCCTTTGCGCTACTTCTTTGGCTTGCTCTTCAATAGTTTTTCGCTGTTGAGAGAGTTCTTGTGTTTTGCGCGTATAATCTTGCTGACGAGAATAGCCATTGATAAGTTCTTCTTGCGTGACCTCTTGTTCAATTCCGTTTACATTAACTGTAAACATTTGAGGTTGCTCGATTTCCTCATCAATATTTGTTTGTTCTTCATCTAAATTTTCGTCCTCTTCTATAGGCTCTTCTTCAACTTCTATATCTTCTTCAAGATCTTCTGTTTCTGTTTCCTCTATTTCAGGGACATCTTCGGTAGGTGTTTCCACCACCTCAACTTCTTCGTTTACTTGCTCTTCTTCCTTATCCTCTTCGGGGGTCAAAAAACTTTCAAACATAGCGGTAGTTGTTTCGCCTTCTGTTTTTAGTGCAGTCGGTTTTTCCGTTGTTGCCATATAAATACTCCTTTACTGTATTTATGAATATTTTAAACCAATATTCTACAAAAAGGGAATATTTATCCTAAATTTCTAATTTTGTTTATATGTGTTTTTGTAAGTTTGCCTTTTTCTACCATGATGCGTAGATGCCGTTCTACTTCAGGTAACAACAATAATGATCTGTGTAAATCTTCTCTTATCTGTGTATCTTTAATATCTCTGGTGTTTAACCAAATATTTGTGTATTCGTTTTTTAAATTTTCTAGTGCTTCTTTAAAAACATCAGAATCTAGTATTGCTTCAGCTTGTGCAGCTTTTACAGCTTCTTCGTGGGTTATGCTCATGCAAATAAGCCCATTGGATCTTGACGCTCTATTGAAAATCTGCTACCAGTAGGTCCTTGTTGCAAATCAAAAAGACCTTGTTCAAGACTTGCCAATCTTTGGTCAAAAGGTGTTAGATCAGGCATCATTGGCATTGTTGGTATATCAATATTTTGTATTGCTTGGTCAATATCTTTTTGTGTTACAAATTTTGACACATCTGGTATCTCAGGCATATCTTGTCGTTCTATAGAGAGCCTACCTCCAGTAGGTCCTTGCGATAACAAAGTATCAATTTCGTCCCTTGATATAAATTTTGTCAAATCTGGTTGTTCTTGTGGTGGTATCAATGATGTTATTTCATCACGCAAACCTTGTCGCAAAACATCTACATCTATTTGTGGAACAAAATTAAAACCACCTAAAATGTCTCTTGGCGGAGGAAAACGCAATTGATCTTGTAATATTGTAATGTTATCACCCATACCACCGCCTATAATATTTGGTGGTAATTGTGAATAATCAGGTGCGTCTGCGTCACTAAATGGCATATCTGGTGGCGCATCTGTAACAATGGTTGGCATATCTGATATAACTGGACCAAGTTGTGCTTGTGTATAACCACCTGCTTGTTCTGGTGAAAAACTTACGCCTGGTGCAATAACTTGTTCCATAGGCAATCCACCAGCTATTGATCTTGCATAATTAAAACCGCTTGCAAAACTTGGATCTACAGTTGGTGTAACAACTGGTGGTCGATTTACTGGTGGTAAACTATCTTCTCTTATGTTTGGTCCTAAAATTCCTATAGACATATCTATATCGTACTCCAATCCTCTCCTGTAAACAATAGCGATTCTGCTTCTCTTCTTCTAATCAAACCTTGTAGTACCTTGCCACCAGCTTTATTCCATCTTTTAATTTGTGCTGGTACGCCTTCATAATCTTTTGCATTTAAAACTTTCAATAAAGTTGAGGCTTTTAAATTTGCTGGCCCAAGGTTGAATACCCATGATACTAATGCATCAAATTGATTTTGTTCCAAATCAACTTCTACAAGATCATTTATATAACCTTCATATTCTTTCATTTCATGCAACAAAAGATTGTCAGCTTCTTCTTGCGTTATAGTGTCGTTTTCTTTTACACCTTTAGTTGAGCCGTAGCCTATTGTCCACACATTTGCTGCACATTTATAAGCCTCTAACTCACAGCCCTCAAATTTCTTTATCAAGGCTAAACCTTCTTGTGAAATTTCCATATTACTCCCCCCAGACTTTTGTTTTTGTTCCGCCATCATAGTCAACGGCAAGATTTTCTTTTTTAAGTAATTCAGCAACATTTCCTTGTTCGCAAAATATATCGCCTAATACTCTACCATATTTATCAGTACCATACGATTTCAATGTTATATCGCCAACTAACCATTCTTTTAATTTTGATTTAGCAAGCAATCCAAGTTCTTTTTCTTTTGTTCTATGTGGTTGTCTTTTTGTGTTTATTCTTGATTCTGGCGTGTCTATGCCTGCTATACGAACAGATTTATTGTGTAGTTGCACGGAAAAACCAAGATCAATGCTTTTTAAACGAACAGTATCGCCATCAATAACTTTCTGTAAAGTTACTTTATATACAAAAGCGTCTGGGTTTGTCATTTGTCGTCAGACGAGTGTGATGCACCAAAATAAAAAGATATGATTGCACTAGCCAAGCCACCCAAATAACCAAGCACTAAATTAATAAGTGCCTCGCTGTTCTGTTCTGGTGGTTGTAGTGTTACTAAAAATATGTAGCCAAGAAAACCGCCTATAGTTACCAAACCTATAATTCTTGCAGTCCAGTCTTTACTGAACATACTTCTTGCATTTTGTTTATCTTGTGTTTCTAGTTTAAAAACATCAACATCAAGTTCCTTCATTTTAACTTCAAAGTCTTGTTCGGCTTTTTTAAGTTCAAGCATCTGTTCTGGTGTTGCGTTTTGTATTGCTTGTTGTATAGATTTTTGATCGTTTGGCACACCAAGAACATCTGCAATCATGTTTGCAGCCATGCCACCCATAGGTCCACCTAAAGCTGTTCCAAGAGTAGGTGCTACTGTACCAACTATATTTTTAAGTATATTTTTCATATTAAACCAACATTGATGTTACAACTGCTATAGACAAAGCGCCAAGAAAACCAAACACGCCAAAGGTTGCAGTTTTTATTGTTAAATTAATTCTAGTGATTTCTTCTTTGATGTCTGAAAATTCATTGAAAGCAGTTTTCCAACGCTCGTGTGATATTGTTTCTAACTTTGTAAGTCTTTCTGCAACATCTTTGACTGTCATTTTTTTTATTGTCATCAGACTGTATATATTTTTAAATAATCTTTTTTACCTTTCACCTTTATAGGTTTTAGTGATTTTAACTCAAAATCACAATTTTTTGCAGTATTTTCACCAATCAATATATCCTCGCCGACTTCTTTTGTTGCTGATTCAAGTCTTGCAGCTGTATTTACCGCATCACCAATAGCAGAATAATCAAACCTAGTATCTGATCCCATGTTGCCTATGACTGCTTCACCAGAGTTGACACCAATACCTATAGCAACTGGTTCTGGTAAGGTTTTTTGTAATCTATTTATAGCTGTTCTCATATCTTGTGCGCAAGCTATTGCTCTTTTTTCATGTTCATCAATGTCCAGCGGTGCATTAAATATTGCCATACAAGCATCACCTATAAATTTATCAACCATGCCACCATGCGCTTGTATGCAAGTTACCTGTTCTGTCAAAACTTTGTTCATTATGTCTGTAACTTCTTCTGGTGATAATTTTTCAGATAGATTTGTAAATCCTCTAACATCTGTAAATAAAAAAGTGCAGTATCTTTTTTCGCCACCAAGTTTTAAAAGTTCTGGATTGTCTTGTAACTGTTTTACTTGTCTAGGATCAAGATAGTGTTCAAATTGTTTTTTAATCTGCTGACGCAATTTATATTGTTTTTGGTAGTTTAAATAAAAAGCAATAGTAGATGTAAAGATTTGTGACACAAAAGTCCATGAAAAATCCAATAAAATGCCCTTTTGGATGCTAAAAACTCCTGAGAAGCCCGTAGTGAGCAAGAAAATTACAACTATACTTGCACCCTTAACTACATTGAAATAATTGATTGTGAGCCATGTCAGAGTGACAAAAATTGTCAAAATCAAGATTTCGGCCGCTTTTGACCAATCAGGTATGTATGGAGAGTTCTGTACAAGTATTGATTCAGATAATGCAGCTTGAACCTTATGTGGTTCTACTAAACCAACTGGAGTTGCAATTTGTGGCATGACTCCGTTAGCAGTTACGCCAACAAAAACAAACTTACCTGCAACATGCATTTCTTCAAGAGTTGTTTGTGGAGTATCAACCCAGCTGATCCACTTACGACCAAAACTATCTGTTTTGACTGGTGGTATTCCTCGTATTGATATTTCTTCAATACCATTATCATTAGTTTTTATAATGTAAGTTTCTACACCTAATAGAGATTTATATATTTGTGTTCCAAAACTAGGTATCCATTCGTTGTTTGGTGTTTTAACTAATAAAGGTATTCTGCGAACTAGATTATCAATATCTGTGGGAGCAACGGCTAAACCTTGTAAAGCGTGGTTTGATAGTAGAGGTAGGTTTTCCTTCACTCCCGAAGAAATTATACCACCATTATCATTACCAATAACAACTGTGCCTGGTGAACTTGGATAGTTGCCTTTGCCATCTTCAAACATAGCTAAAACAGATGGAGCAAACTTTAATGATTCTGCAAATATTTCATCACCACCCATACGATCAGCTTGTGGAAAACTAACAACCCAGCCAACACCTATTGCACCATTGTTGATTAAATCTAGCTGAATCTCAGCTAATCTTTGTCTTGGTAATGGCCAACCACCTTCACGCTCAATATCATCTTCAGTAATATTTAGTATTACAAAATTGCCTGATTCTTCTGGTGTTTTTACAAAAGCATCAAACACTTTTAGTTTTAGTATTTCTGTAGGCGTTGATTCAAAGATCAAAGGAAAAGAAAGTAATATAAGTAAAGGTAATAATAGTTTGTTCATTTAATCACTCTGAGTGATAGTAATTATACTATCGCTACCTCCATTTATTTTAATAACATTAGATACACCATCTTGTATTAAAATTACTGTATAAGCATTACTGCCATTAACATCAACTCTTACGCTTTCATTTACCTGCCTACGCAAACTAACAACATTACCTGTAATCAAAGCAGTTATTTGTGTGTCTGGATCTTTACCTAACAAAGTACCAGCAATTTGTGTGCTTGTTGCTTGTGCTAGCACATCTTCATCTTCATCTATTGCTAAAGCATCTAATACATTTAGCAAATCTTCAAGAAAGTTTACATCTAAGTAATTTATATCAAGTTCAGTAAATTCTAAACTATCGTTCTCTAAATAATCTTCTGCTAAATAATCAATATCAAGATCATTAAAATCTAAAACACTATCTGCTTTTGTTGTAGTGGTTTCTTCTTGGACTAACGCTTCTTCTTTTGGTGGTGAAACAATTAACATATTATCAATAATATCAAGTGTCAGATCCAAAATAACTGGTTTGGTAGGTGCTGATTCAAATACGCTTACAGTAGTTGCTTCGTAGGGTTTGTTGAGTATGACAGTTCCCATAGCTGTAACAACTTCTATTTCTCCACTAGATAAACCAAAAGGATCTGGCAAAAGAATAATTAGACTTCTGCCAAGTTCATCTACAGTTGCAGTAAAGTCTGTACCACGAATAGCTATATTAGCTGTAGGTGTTTTAAGAGAAATATTTTGTTTATCTATACGATTTAGATTGCCTGTGATAAATCTTGCCGTACCAAGACCGAAGGTAAGAGCCATTTTTGCTTTGCTTGGGTCTGGATCGTATATATATTCGTCTATAAGTAATTTAGACCATTCAGTAAGTTTGACAGTAGATTTATCAAGAAAAGTGATTGCCATACGGCCATCTTTTGTTATGGCTTCATCATTACTTTGTATAGCAAAATCAACATCAGCAACATAGGATTTATCTCTGACTATTTCGGCCTTGCCGTTTAGTTCAGATATATCTCCAATATCAACAGCTTGTGCTTGTACCCTGGTCGTTTTGAATGACGCAAACAGTAGAAGCAGCAGTACCAGAAATGGATATGATTTTAAGCCAGTCATTGTCTTGTGTGCTTAGTTGTGAAACATTAAATGTTCTTGATCCGCCTGTATGGTCCAAGTAAAAATATCCACCAGCTGATGCAGTTACGCCTGTTCCTGTATAAGTTACTGTATTGTCAGATCCATCAATATCCATATAGTTGGTAGCGCCATCTATATTAATATTTGATGTAACAGTATTATTAGATCCGTTAATAATCCAATCTAAGTCTAGTTGTGAAGCCAAAGCAGTTGTGCCTTGATTTAGAGTGAATGTGTTGCCACTTCCTGTGACATCAACATTTTGGTTTGATCCGTCAGAACTATAAGTATCTGTTGGATCTACTTGAATGGTAAAAGTATTAGTGCCACCATCAAACTCATAAAAACCTGTAAAAGTATCAGCAAATATGTCACCTAAGAATTTGTTACTACCACCAATCATGTTTATATCTAATGTCATGGTATTACCATCTAAATCAAAAGGATTTAGACTACCTGCTGTAGAGTTAAGACCGCCAATAATATTTGATATGCCAAGTTGTTCCAGGTCTATGTTTGCACCTGTGCCAGATTGATCTATGTAAATTTCATTGTCAGCCGCGTATGTTGTCAATGCAGTCAGCATCACAATCAGGCTTATCAATTGTTTCATGTTTTAATTCTACTCCTTCATTATTGTTTTGTAAAACCCAAAAACCTTTTTCATAACCTTGTTCTATAATTTCTAAAACAGCACCCTCTATAGCTTTCATCAAAGCTATGGTTGATGATTCGTTGCTAGCGTTACCAAGTTCTATTTCTACTAACTCGGTGTTTGCCTCTATAAATCTAAATACATCCTCTGATTTACCATAGCTAAATATAGTTTTTTGACTCAATACTTCTAGCAAAACCTCACCAGTTGCAACAGATACCATACGCAAACTAACAGTAATATTATCTTCTCTGTATTGCACACTGTTGCCAATGCCTAAATATCTTGCACCAACACCGCCACTTTCTAAGTTTGCTTCGTAAGATATGACAGCGCCTTCAATCAATATACCAGCAAACAACAAAGGTCTAAGTGCTTTTTTCTTTTCTTCTTCTGTTGCAGTTTGTTCTCTTGCTGATCTAATTAGTTGACGCTCTTTGGTTAAATTATCTAAACCAACTCGTTCAACTACCCTAAAAAACTTGCCGTCTCCAGCGTGCTTCAAGGCTCTTATTAACAAAGCATTGGGCTGTTGTGTAATAGCCGTACTAAACAAAGCAAACTCACTATTACTTTTTCTTTGTCCAGTCTGATCTGTAAAAGCTGTAGGATAAACCGCCACTACAGGACTCACTAGGGGAATTGCTGCGTTTTTTAACTCAGGAGATTGCAAGTCCTGTATTGACGCTATATCTTTTGCTTCAAACCTTTGCTCATAGGTATCGTCTAGTTGGTAAAATAAAGAACAACTAGAAAGTAAAAGTACCGATAGGTATAACGATAGTTGTGATTGTTCCATCTTGCTCGGTTATAGTTAGGGTTAATGTTGTGCCATCACTTGTATATTCTATGGTATTACCCTCTAAAGTTATAGTGCCAGAGCTTTGTGGTGTTTCACCAAATAAATTATTTACTAACTGTCTTGATAGTTCTGCATAGACTCTTGATTCAAGATTACGCATAAACCTAGCAAGTGTAGAGTTTTCTTTGTCCCTTTCTATTTCATCTTGTAAGGCTTTTATTTCTTCTTTGATTGTAAGTTTGCGAGTATGTTCTTGGTTTTCTATGGTTAGGTAATGACTTGATGTACCTATGCCATTAAAACTTGGCGACTTAAATTTATGAACTATCTGATCTGCTTTTATATTTATTGAAATAATACCAATTAACAAACCAATACCAATTATAAATACGGCTTTTGCAATTTGATCTTTTTGATGTCTCTTGATTTAGTCTTTTCTTTGGTCATCCCTATCCGCCTTTGCTAATTTTTCTATATCAATCAAGTTTGGCACACCTAACAAAGTTTTTAACAATACATCCTGTCTAATACTTTGATTGTCAACGGCTCTAACTCTATCAATAAGACTTACAATAATACCATATTGACTGTCTAATTTAGTTGTCACGCGCTCTTCCATAGTATCTAAACTTGTTTGTACCTTGTCATCTAAGGTATCTAACTTAGTTTCCATACCATCAATGATCCTGTTGATAAGTTTCCACACAAAAACTCCAAGACCAAGCGCTGCCGCTATTGGAAAACCAACCTCGGTAATTAGTGCAACAGCATCACTCATTTATGAGTTTTTATAACTTTAAAGTCTGCTGTTTGTGAAGCCCCTTTGTGTGGCACAAACTTACCTTTGTTTTTCATCAACTTGTAAGATTTACCAACTTTCATAAAGTGGTAGCCTTTTGGTGCTTTTACTTTCATTACTTTTTCTTTTTCTTTTTAGCTCTAAGTTTTGCAAAATCAGCACCCGTAATTTTATTACGAGGTTTTGCTACCCGAGCAAGTTTTTTTTGTTTTGGTGAATATTTTTTAAATGGCATAATTATTTACCTTTTTTCTTTTTACCTTTTTTCTTTTTCTTTTTTCCTGTGTGATACATATTATTTCTCCTTTTTCTTTTTAGTTGTTTTTTTAACTCTAACAGTTTTGTAAGCCTCATTCACCTTTGGTGTCGACTTATCGTCAGGTATGTATTGGCCTTTTTTGTTTCTGGTTCTAACTTGTACCTGTTCTGTATTAGTTAGTTTACCCCATAAGTTACTAAAAAATTTCATAATATTACTCCTATTTCTTTTTTTTAATAATGGTTTTTACATTTGTTGGTTTACCACCAACGCCTTGTTTCACAGCCCGCTTTCTTCTTACTGCACTAGCTATTTGTTTTGCCGTCATCTTGGCAGCTTTTGCTTTGGGTACACATTTTGGGTATTTTCTTTTGCGATCAGATTTTAGTTTTGATCTGCCACACTTTTTGTAGCCGCCACCTTTTTTAGGTGCGCCAATATCTACCCATTCTTCTTCAAACCATTCTTTGAGTCCTTTGGCCATTATCTATATCCACCGCCTCTTTTTTTGTATTCACGAACCAACCAAGCGTTTGCATACGCACTTGGATATACCTTAAATTTTCTTTTTGCTTCAGCTTTCACTCTGGAATATAGAGTTGGGTTTGTAGGAGTTGGACCTTTTTTCTTTTTTGCCATATTAATTTACCAGTTTTTACAAGACCAATATCTTGCTGTTAGTTTACTTGGTGGACTTGTGTCGCACTTATGTCTAGCCCTAAAAGATTTTCTTCTAGCTGGACTGCCTTTTTTGATTTTCATGTTGGGATCGCCAAAGCGAATAAGTTTTGTTTTGTCACCTTGCTTTGCTAGAACAGCAAACTTCTTTGATTTACCAGGCGTTCTTTTTGGTTTGTTGTAACCGCTAAATCTTTCGCCTCTGTATGTTATTGCCATTAATGTAACCTCTGTTCTTCTATAAAAATCACTTTTGAGTCTTCTTTTATCTCACCTCCAGATAAAATTGTCAAAATTTGTAACGCGTGATCTTGGTTTCTGGCCATTATATCTTTTGCTATATAAACTAAATCTCCTTCAAGAACTTCTAAATTATATATTTTGTGTTGGCACATTGTTTGTAAACAGTCCTTGGGCTTGATTTTTTGCAGTCTGTCTTATGACTTCACGATCTCGCTCCATAATAGCGTTGATTTCAGCAATATTTATTTGTGATCCGTATTTACCTTGCAATTCTATTGCTTTCAATCGGATCTGGGCCTCTTCTATGTCCCTTTGCCTATCATCATCCATAATTATTTTCATTCTGTCTGTTTCAGCGTCTATGATTGCTTTTTGTGCCAAGTTTTGCGCTTTTTGTGCTTCAGCAGTAGCTAAAATTTCTTCCGCAGACGGCTTTTGTGCCTCAGGCGGGGTGGGTGGTAGTGGCGGAACTTCTGTATTTATAAAGGATTGTGCGTCCTGGAAGCCTGCCATTTCGATCATTCTGGTCAAAGTATTGGCATATTGTTGTAAATTTACCAAAGGATTGTTTGGTCCAAGCGTGGTCATAATTTGTTCTTGTTTGCCAGCTAAAGAACTAAGAACTTGAAACTTTTCTTCGTCAGATGACTTAGATATGGCCACATTGACTACAATATCCTTGTCATTGTCCCAATATCTTGGATCAACTGGTACAAATTTGCCGTTCAATCTAAACACATCTTGTGCGTTTTGGTGCTTGATTACTAGATTATTGACTGTTTTGAACATAGTTTTCAAACCACCTTCTGCAAAATGCCTACAAATTAGTTCTACTCTGCCTTGCGCACCGCTCATAGTTGCTGATACAGCTGCTTTGGTTGTAGATTGTAGGGCATCTGCATTTAATCCAGCGCTTGCCTTTGATACACCAGTTCTGTTTTCTTTTTGTTCGTCTAAATAACCAAGAACAGGAAAAGCCTCTTTACCTACAAAAGGTACTGCAAAAGGTTGCACCATGCCTGGCGCTCTCATTCTTATTGGTTGTCCTATGTCTGTGTTCAATACATCATCAATATTGACTTGTCCTTCAACAATACCCATTCTTGGGAAGATTGAGTGACCAAGTGAGTCTAAAGTATCACGCATAATTTGTGATTTAGCTGCTTGAATGGGTTTGAGATAGTCAGCTGGACATGAGCCGATAGCTGTATGTGGTTCTGGATCAGGACAGAACATACATATTGGTAAATCATCCCATTGTTCTACCATCAAAACATGTAGTCCGTCACCAACAGTACATACTCTTACACGCTCGTCTATGCCGTCATTATCAAAATCAAAAAATAAATAATGCTCAATGTATAACACATCTTTACCGCCTGGGTCGGCCCTATCTGGATACACCATATTGTCGTATGGGTTTCTTGCTTCTTGTTCTTCGTAGCTTTGTGGGTCAATAGCGCTACCGCCATAGCCAGCATACTGCATCATTTCTTCTTGGTCATACCCCATAGCAACTAAATCAGATACAGACTTAATCATGCGGTGTGCAACATAAGATGAAGTTTCAAGATCGCGTGCGTGTCTTGATATTAATACTTCTTCTGGTGGTATTGCTTCAATACATACTTGATCTTTTGGCATAAGCCTTCTGATAGTTAAATCATAACTGGTAGGAATTTCTTGGGTAATCTCTTCTTCTGTTACAGGGTCAATCGTAGTGATAGATTCTTTGGTTGCTTTTTCTTTTAGTACCTCAACATTTTTATCAAGTATCAATGCTTGGTAAGACTGCGGATCTAAGTCTGTGTATTCGTGGGTGCTAGCCATAACGCTGTCATCCCAGAACACTTTGACAAAGCCTGTTTTTCTAACAAGCGCATCTTTGAATACTTCATACAAAACTTTGAAACCAGGATTCTTTTGTTGAATGATGTAATTAATATAATCTGTTTGTTGTTCTGCTAGTGGTATATCTTCTGGACCTTTTGGTACAAACTCTACAATCTTTTTAGTACCAAAGAATGTTCTCATAATCGAGGGCAACATAAACAGTACGCTCTCTCTTACATCTGTTGACACAAACTCAGACTGCACACTTGATGTGCTGCTTGGTTCTGTACCTAAATAATATTCTGTTGACTCGGCTCTATCTGCGCCTACTTGATGAATAAAATCTCTAGCGTCATCCATTTCTGATTTGATGACACCGACAAGATCAAGCATATTTTTTTCTTCCTCAACAGCAGCCTTCATGTCTTTTTCTTTTATTTTTTCTGCCATATTACCCTACTCGTATAATTCGTGATTTAAGTGGTTTTTTAAAATTATACCCTAAAAAGCTGGTACTACCACCAAAACTTGCAGCTGAACTTGCCATAGTCAAAGCCAGAGCGTCAGCTTTATCAGGGGATTTGATTCCTCGCTTACGCATTTCTTCTTTGGACTCTATTTTTATTTTGCCTGTAGAGGTATATTTATACATAGGCGCGGCCAGTTCAGCTACCAAGTCGTCATCTACGGGTAATCTACAATCTCGTTGGGTAAGATAATCTTTGATCGCAAACCACAACTCAGCACGCAAGTTTAAAAAATTTTTTTTCGTGGATGGTGCTTCGGCAACATTGATACCGCGCACGGGTAAGTTTTGCTCTGCCAGTCTGTCCACCACGCCCGCGCCGAGTCCAATAACATCTACTAATATTTCTTGCGGTCGCTCTATTGCGGTGCAATCGTCATACTTATTTTTTATCACCCCACATAGTTGCATTAAATCCATAGACTTGAACGAAGTAATATCCATAACATGATTACCTTGTCTGATACAGAGCGCGGAGTTGTCACCGCCAAAGCGCGCGACATCCAAGCCCCAGATTATTGGTTCGTTGGCCGCAAGAGCAACATCCCTGTCAATCGCGGACTTGATAAGATCCATTGGTATTACTGTATCGTCATCAGCTTTTGGAAACTCGCCCATCACCTCCACGCGCGCGACAGTTGAATCTTCGCCGTACTGCTCAATCATTTTTTGAAATAACTCTTTGTCTGTACCCTCAACATTACGCGAATCTATTTGTTGGTTTTTCCAGAACGAACTCTTGCTGTTAAAACTGTCATAGAAAGGCCCTGTATTTCTTCTAGGGTTAGAGAATGTAAACCAGTAGCGGTTGCGCGTGGGTTCTGAGAAGAAACCTTCTGACACGCTGTAGATGGGAGCGGGGATACCAGATGCTTCATCCATGATTAAACAAACGCCGTATGACGAGTGGATGCCTGCAAACGCGTCTGGATTCTCCTCGCTCCAAAGTTGTGCTTGCGCGTAATAGTAACCTGTATCTATTTTTAAATCTTTGATAAGTGCATCTTCAAACCAGCCTGCTGGTTTTATCGTGGTGGCTGTTTTGGTAAACCAATGTGAGTTGATTGCAAGTGTAAGCCATTTACCAAGTTCCGCCCATGTTCTTGATCTAAGCTGTTGTTCTGTGTTGGCTGTAACAATTATGGTTGATCCTAGTCTGGTAGAAAGCATCCACATAATAATCCAAGCCACCAAAGCTGATTTACCTATACCACGGCCAGAGGCTACAGCAAGTCTAAACATTTCTGGTAAATCAAGCGCGTTGTTGCGCTCTATGTGTATTGCCATTTCTCGCAAAATTTTTTCTTGCCACTTCCTTGGTCCACTAAAGTTTTCAAGGGGGGTGTCCTTTTGTTTCCAAGGGAACACATATTTAACAAAGTTTACGGGATTGTCTTTGATTGGTCCTGACCAGATCTCGGTCATCAATTCTTTTTCTTGTTTCACTCCGTATTTCATAATAAAAATTTAGTTATAGTGTTATACATATATCGCACCTGCCTGCGCACGCAAGGGGGGGGTAAATTTGCATTATTGAGAGATGATTCATATTAGTTAAGAGGGAGAAAAAACTAACACTGCAAACTTACCCTTTATTATCTATATCGCTACCGCTCGCGCGCTTGCGCGGGGCTATCGCGGGCGCGGTTTCGTGGTCTATCACGCGAGCGCGTGCGCTGTCCAGGATTCCTGCTAAATTTAAGTTGTGGTCAACTTGTGTTTTCTCGGCCCAGGTATCGCGGTCTGCTGATTTTAAATAGAATTGGATTGAATTAAAGTCTCCGTCCTCTATCTTTTCCATTAATTTACTCGTTGCCAACTGTAAACCTTTTGCCCTTCCTCTGGCCAATGCGTCCGCTAATTCCGAATTTTTTTTATTTCTATGTTTGTTAAATGTATCCCAACCAACGCCGATAGCCCGCGTAATGTCCATAATTCCCATATTTAAAGACGCTAAATATTCAACCCTGTTATAGTCAATAACAATAGGTTTGCGTCCGCGTTTTTTAGGTGTTTTTTTTGTCATATTCCGATTAATTATAGCTTAAATACCTTGTTTTTATGCTATTTATAAAGAAATATACATAAATATTGAGTATTAGTATTGACAAAAGAGTAAAAGTAAGTAATATAGTAAGTACATATTAACTAAACGGAGAATAAATATGACAAGAAAACATTTTATAAAATTAGCTAAACTAATAAAAGACAATGGCAGAATGGCCAATGTTAGAAATAAACCAATGTTTGTAATAAATCAAGCAGAATTTATAGATGGCCTTTGCGATTTCTTACAACAAGAAAACCCTAATTTTGATGAAGTAAAATTCAGACAAGCAACAGGTCAGGTTATAGGAATGTAAACTAAGCCCCAATTAAAACAAGCCCGCTTATGTGGGCTTTTTGGGTAGAAACACATATTAATTAAACGGAGAATAAATATGAAAGTAACAAAAGAACAAGCTAAAAAGCATTTATCTAATTTAATTGATAATTTGTTAGATAGCGAGGAAACACATTATTCAGAACACTTTAATATTGATTATGAAAAAGTAGATTTAACAGCTACGGAAAATTTACAAGAACATAATTATAAAGATTTAAGAGTTCTACAAGATTATCTCAAATAACTTTTTATATAACGGTATAAACACGGAGAATAAATATGAATAACATAATTGAAAAAACTAAAAAACTTTGTGCAGACATTGATGAAGCATATATCAATGAATGGCCAAACACAAAAGGCAAAATACAACACATAGCAAAAACTGGTAAAAAATACATCAAGATAATTAGATGTGGTGAAAATGAAAAATGCGTATGGGGATTTGTAAATATTGAAAACGGAGATATTTTAAAGGCGAGCAGTTGGAACGCTCCCGCAAAACATTCAAGAGGTAACATATATGATAATTATCAAATAAATGGTATGCGTATATATGGACCTGATTATTTGAGGTAAACAATGACTAATCCACAACACATAAGCACGCACATAGACAACTGGTTTAAGGCTAGGTTCTTTAACCACCTATTACACAAATATAAGGCTAAATCACTAGATGACTTGCATATAAGAATGTTTAATGAACTAGAACAAGAAATTTACTTTAAAATCATAAACAAAAGGAGAACATGATAACCATAAAACAAATAGAGCATCAAAAACAAATAAAAGACCAGGCGCAAGACAAAGCAAATGAAGAGCGCAACAAATGGTTTTTAATGATTGCACAATACAACAAAGAAAACGAGGTAAAGTATGAAGATAGACCGCAGAAGAATACCAAAGCATCTAAGACACTTGTCGGACCATGTTCTTGGTTTATTAATGTATATTTTTAGAGCGCGCTGATGTCTAAAGGCTCACAACCAAGACCGCACGACAAAGATAAATTTAATAAGAACTTTGATTTAATATTTAACAAAAGAAAGGGAGTAAAAAAAAATGATAACAAAAAAACAATTAAAAAATAATAACTGGACTGTCGTACCAAACGGAGTTTGGTTTGGCGTTGATTATGCTGAATCTCACAAAGTAAATGTATTAGATATACTTACTGATTTATTAGATTTAGATACAAACGCAGAAGGCTACAATTTTGTAGTATGTGCATATAAAAGGGAGGACACAGACAAAAAATGATAACAGTAAAAGAACTAATAAAAGAACTAAAACAATTTAGTCCTGATGCGCCAGTAGAATATTGGGATGAAGAGAAAGGCTTTCTCGGTATTTATGTAAATGGACAGAATGTTGATGAAATAGATTATCAAATGTCAGAAGAAAACTTAACGCGCAGACAAGCATTGAATAAAGTAGCTGTTGAATTAATGTATGACCACCATGACAATGTTTAACTTCTTATGGGATATATTCATAGCCTTTGCGATTGTCTTATCGCTCACGGCCATAATATTAGTTGTCAATGATCGGAGATAGTTTATAGTTTTAGTGCGGGCGCGCTAATTAACTCCGTGTATATATATCTAATTAGCACCTCTACCGCCCGCACGCCTTACCGCACACCCACGCACAACTACTCGCGCACCAGGTCAATTAAACCAACTAACAAAAAATGTTTCCTACCCTTTGCCTGCGAGCGCCTGAGTCTCTTTTGCTCGCCCTCTAACACACACCAAATGATTTCTTGATCTATTAACTCGCCTACCCCACGCCCCGCAGTTTTCCTATTTACCCCTGTCATCTTTGCATAGTAACTTATCGCGTCATGCGAAGACCAAGTCTCGTATCGCCAACGCTCGCACAAAGCCCACAACATCAACTTCGCACCTACACTTAACTCCGTCCTTCCGCACTCGCGCCTAAACCAAGCCCACACAATACTACGCACGCGCGAAAAATCATTTTCTTTTCGCGCTAGCGCTATCGGAACTAGCGTGCCTTTACCTTGCTCTTCCGCGCGCGCTGTGATCCACCAATGTTCCTTATCAACTGCATTAAATCTTTTCATACTTCTTCTCTCTTCGTGCGCTTCCGCGCGTGGAGTGTGAAACCCCTCCAGGGTTTCCACTCCCCTATATCATATGACTATGATATGGATATATGAGGCGATCTTACTCATGTTATGTCCAAGTTCTACTATAGTTATGGGTAGAACTTACTATAGTTATGTCCAATATCGCCCATAGTAGCCTAAAATTTATCATACAAATTAAATGGTTTTTGTAAATCATCTAAGAGTTCTAACACCGCGTTTTTTCTAAACAAAGTCTTAATTTTATAATCTACATTACCTGTATTTGATTTAACTAGACTGGCTTTCACAACCGCCATTCTGTCAAACTCAATACCTTGTTCCTCACAAATGCGCTCGCAAGTTTCAGTATCCGCCAACCACATAGCGATAGCCCAACGCACGCTGTCTGTGATTGAACTTGCGCCCCTTATCTCGGCTCTGTGACTCATTGCGTCGTCAGAGTCGTTAGAGAGCGCACTTTTGTTAAGATGATGAACTGTCAGCGTTGTTACGCCCAACCTAGCGCTTATATTTGCGCAATAACTACCCCACAATTGACCAACTTCGTTAGAACTAGATACATTACCCGTGGTAAATGCTTGGAGCGGATCAAAACACACTAGCTTTAAATTTGGTATGGCTTGCAGTTCATCTACCAGTTCTTGTGCTATGGGTGTCACGCCCTCTTCACGCAACAATATCATTGGTTCTTTTTGTTCTGGTACAGGAAACACATAAACCTCATACTCTGAATCAAAGCGTTTACCCTTTGGATCTAACATATCTATTCTTCTATGAATCTCTGACATATCATCTTCCGCACAAAAAATAACTGTATTACCCTTCTGTTTGATGTCTTTACCCCACCAGCGCCCGCCGTTGCATATTGTCAATGCCAACTGTATGACACTTAATGATTTACCCACGCCACCTACGGCCGCCAAAATGCCTGGTTTACCAAGTGGGATAAAAGAATCTACAAGCCATTCTACTGGCTCTGGTTTATCAACTAAGTTTCTTATGGCATAACGCTTGATACCTAGTTTATGATCTATGATTTCATTACTCACGCGCTCCAGACCATGTTTTAAATATAAATCATTGTAGTCGCCAACCTCACTAGGCAAACGCACGGCACAATTATTAATCGCCGTAGCACATTCTTGGGCTTTTTTATCTCCAACTCCGCTTTCATCATGGTCTAATGCTAATATAAAACGAGTGCCTGTAGCTATACTTCTCAATTTAGTGGCCGCATCAAACAAGAAGTTTGCACTAAATACG